AAACACAACCACAAACACAAACACAAACACAAACACAAACACAAGAAATGAATACAAATCCAAATGTAAATCCAAATGTAAATCCAAATGTAAATCCAAATGTAAATCCAAATACAGATTCAAATACAAATCAAAATACAAATCCAAATACAGATAAAAATCCTGATCCTTTAGATCCAAAATCATTTGTTGCATTATCTTCTTCACCTTCATCACCATCACAATCTTTACACAATTCTTCGAATTCTTCAAGTTCTTCTAGTTCTTCTAGTTCTTCTAGTTCTTCTAGTTCTTCTAGTTCTTCTAGTTCTTCGAGTCAATTATCTCCTAAAATTTCTCCAACTTCTTCTTCGACTTCTTCTTCGACTTCTTCTTCAACTGGATCTGAATCTAGTTCTTCTTCTTCTAGTTCTTCAGAATCATCATCTTCGATTTCAGAAAATAATAATAAATCGTCATCTGATACAGAATCGAATGTATCATCTCAAAAAAATAAGAATGTATCATCACAATCTTCACTATCATTATCTTCAATTCCACCACAAAATAAATCACCATCATCACCATCATCATTATCATCTTTTGCAATGAATAATAATCAAGTATCGATTCATAAAGAAGAAATACCCCAAAATGAAGCATTTTCTCAACAAAAAGGAGGAAAAAAAGATAAAAAGGATAAAAAAGATAAGAAATCTAAAAAAGATAAAAAGGATAAAAAAGAAAAGAAAAAGGAAAAGAAAGATAAATTAAAGAGAAAACAACAGAAAATTAAGGATAACATAAATGCTATTAATCAGAAATTTTTAGGTTTATCTAGTAAAAAAGCTAAATAAATGCGAACAAAAGATTATTATTATTTCTCATATCGAATATAAAAGAAATATATAATGGCTGTTCAATTTCAATTTCTGAAAAATGATCTGTTAACAGCATTCGTAATCGCAATTATTACAACCATTTTAACTTTAATAAATATTCCACGTGCTAAATTTTTAGATGAAAATGAAAACCAATATGAAATCAATAGAGCATGGGTTGCCATAAAAACATTTATACTCTCTTTTATTATTTATTATGCATTAATATACTTCTTTTCTAGTGATCCTAATTCGTCTCTTCTTTCTAATATGAAACATGGTGAACCTAATTTCTAGTACATCATTATTTACCTGTTTTACGTGTTCGTCTACTTAAATTATTTTGTTGTATACAAATTATAGAGATTTAGTTGTTTTGGTGAGTTTTATAGAGAGATGACAAGCGATGATTTCAAAATAAATCTTAAACCATTCCCTATTCATGAAGTAGAACATAATTCAGTATGTGTTTTTGTAGGAAAAAGGCGTTCTGGTAAATCTTACTTATTACGTAATCTCATGTATAATCATAGAAATTTACCCGTAGGAACATGTATTTCAGGGACAGAAAGTGCTAATCCATTTTTTGGGCATTTTCTTCCTAAACCTTTTATACATTTTAGAATGAATCCTATTATAATTTCTAATGTAATGCAAAGACAAAAGAAAATCAAAAAAATTTATAACAAAGAAAAAGATCCTGAAATCAAGAGAAGAATGGATACGCGAGCATTCCTCATTTTAGATGATTGTTTATATGATAAAACATGGACAAGAGATGAAAGTATTAGAGAAATATTTATGAATGGACGCCATTTTGATTTAATGTTTATGGTTACAATGCAATATCCTTTAGGAATACCGCCTGAATTACGAACAAATGTAGATTATACATTTATTTTTAGAGAACCTAGTATATCTAATAGAAAAAGAATATATGAAAATTATGCATCATGTATACCCACATTTCAATTATTTAATCAAATTATGGATGAATGTACAGAAAATTATGAATGTGTTGTCATTAAAACCTTAGCTACAACAAATAAATTAGAAGATCAAGTGTTTTGGTACAAAGCTCCCGCTGTAGAAGATTTTAAAGTAGGAAGTCCTATGTTTTGGAATTATAAACAAGAATCAAGTGATGATGAAGATGATGAAGTATCCAATAAAGAACTTATACAAAGAAGAGGCAAAAATTTAAAAATTAAAAAAAGACATTGATCGTAAAATAAATAATATTACGATCATTAATAAAAAGTAAAATAAATAATATTACGATCATTAATAAAAAGTAATTATAAAAACATTATTATGAATCATTTATTCCTTTTTAATTTCTTCTGTATCCTTGTTCTCAGAATCTTTTTCTTTTTCTTTTGCTTGCATCCACGCATCATTTTCTTTAAAAATTTTATCATCAATTATCTCATTATTATCAAAACTTGGATTTGATTCTTTTTGTTCTTTTTGTTCTTTTTGTTCTTTCTGTTCTTTCATTTCTTCTTCTAATTTTTTTCGCATTTCTTCTTTACGTTGTTCAAAGTGTGCATCTTTTTCTTCCTCATTTTCTTTATATTTCTTCATTAGAGTATTCAAATCCGTCTCACTATATTCTTGATCTTGAATTTCTTCTGGATAGGGAGACCAAGGACACCAACATCCAACTTGTCCGATAAAAATATCTGGAGTTCTTGGATTATTCTTTTTAAGATAAGCGGCTCTAGCTTTCGCTTCATCGATATTTCCAAAAACACCTCTAATTTTGATACCTCTGACATTTGTTCTAAAATCATTTTTCTCATTATATTCCTTTTCTAAACGAGTATCATTCACTTTCTTAAAATGTTGATATTCTTTGTCTAATGCTTTAATATCAAAAAGATAATCATAACGTGATTTCAAAGCATTAATCATATCTCTCGATTCAGTATCTTTACTATTTTGAAATTTTTCTTCAAGACGAACAAACATTTGATGAACATCATTACCAAAATTACGTGTAAATTCATTGAAATCAAATATGTTTCTATTCATAATCTCGTTTTCAGGAGACAAGAATGACATACATACAAATTCTTGACCTCTAATAGGTGCATCTTGTTCCAAATAATCCTTTTCCACAACACTTACTCTTGCTTTACTCGTTAGATTTGCTTTTGGTCCCAATCGTTGAGTACTAGAACTAAAATTTTGACGAGATTGTACGTTGGATGATGAAGATGAAGATGATGGACGCGCAGAAGAAGGTCTAGGGACTACACGAGGTTTGTTGGAGTTAGATCGTGAAGTTGTCATTTTTAATTGATAAAAAAAGAGTTGTAATGTTTCTATAAAAATATAATTATAATGTCTTAAGTAGTTTTGTTGTTAAAATTTTTAGATTTTTTATTTCTTATTTCTATTCTTATTTCTAATTTTTTTCGCTTTTTTATTTTTTAACTTTTATATGATTTATCAGAATCATACTATTTTTTCTCTTTTTAAAATATAATACATTATATTACTCTAATAGATATGAACGATTTTCAAGTTGATCTTAAAGAACTTCTTGTGCGCATAATAAAATATATTTTTGAAGGTATTATTGTTGCAGTTGCAGCATTCCTCATTCCAGGGAGAAAAATGGAAGCTAAGGAAGTACTCACTATCGGTGTTATTGCCGCAGCAACTTTCTCTCTTCTAGATCTATACGCACCATCTATTGGATCTAGTGTTCGTACAGGTACTGGTTTTGCTATTGGTTCTACTCTTGGTGGTGGTATTGGTGGTGGTATGCCAGCAAATCTTAGGTAATAAGATAAATAGAAAGTAAAAATATATTTTATTTTTTTTCATCGTTTGTTTGAATTAAAAATTTTCTTTATTTTTTTCAAATGCTACATTTGAAAAAACATTTTTTTAATCCTTTATTACGTGTAAAACCTCTTCATAATATACGTACTTTTTATCAAGGAGATAAAAATATTAATGAAGATTTCCAAAAATATAAAGAAGAAAAAGATATTCTATTTTCTCATATCGATAAAATGATTTCTATGAATCAAACAATATACGAATATCTTATTGATTGGAAAGATAAAGAAAATACAAAAATTTTACGTAAACAAATCGAAAAAGAAATAGAATTAAGAGAAGAAGCACGAACAATTAGATTTCTATATGATTTTGATGATAAAGATGGATATCCTGTAAAAGATGATTGATGTTTTATACTTTATTTTTCATATCAATTCTTATTCTATCATTCTTTTTTTGCCTTTTTATATTTTGAATAAATAAAGGATTATGTATGATTATCTGAATTCTAAAGGTGTTGGATTAAATTGGCTTAATAATAAACCTTTTAGTGAAACTTATATAAAAAAAACAGAGGAATGGAAACATTTACCCATTTATCAAAATGGACCAGAATTAAAAAAATTCATCAAAGCTATGAAAGATGACAAAATTCAACTCATTGTTGTCAAAGCAGGAACAGGAACAGGAAAAACCGCAATTATACCAAAAGTTGTTTTAAAAAGTGAAATGGAAAAACGAACATTTAGTAAACCTTGGAAAATTGCTATGACAATTCCCAAACAAATACCTACAAAAGATCATGGAAATTTTGCAGCAACAACTCTAGATACTGTTGTAGGAAATGAAGTTGGATATATTCATAGAGGTTCCAATTCTGCAGATTATGATCATATTAAAGGTAGATTAACTTATATAACAGATGGATATTTATTAGCTTTAAGTCAAAATGATGCTACTTTTTCTGATTATTCTGTTATTATAATAGATGAAGCCCATGAAAGAAGTAAAAATATTGATTTTCTCATATTTAAACTAAAAAAAGCATTAAGGTTAAGAAAAGGTGATTTTAAAGTTATTATAGTTAGTGCTACAATAGAACCTTCTTTATTCATAAATTTTTTTTGTGATACATCAGACATAACAGAAGAAGAATTAAAAAAACAAAAATCTAAATATATTCCCATTTACCAAACTGTAACATTTACATCAGGTACAACACATCCCATAGAAGAACACTTTCTTCCCTCTCATCAAGCAAATATGACAACAGCATTAGATATGGCTTTAAAAAAAGATTTAAAGAAAGGTACGAGTGCTGTTGTATTTGTACCTACGAGTAAAGAAACGGAAAAAGGATGTCAAGATGTAAAAAAAGCGTGTGATGAAGGATCAATCGACAAATCATGTAAAGCTCTTAATTGTAAAACACTTTATAGTAAAATGGATCCAGATGATCAAAAAAAAGCTACTGAAAAACCTGACAATTCTATAATTAAAATCGTATTTTCAACAAATATTGCAGAATCATCTGTTACTATAAATGGGTTAAAAGTTGTTATTGATACAGGATTGGAATTTCAGATATTGTGGAATCCATTACTTAATCTTTATATAAGAGGACAATCTCCAACAACAAAAGCACAAATTTTACAAAGAAAAGGGAGAGTTGGACGAAAATCACCTGGGACAGTATATTATCTTTATTCTAAAGAAAATTTTGATAAAAGACAAGAAATGCCTGATCCAAATATTCATAAAGTAGATTTAACAGAAGATGTTTTGAAACTTATTGAAAAGAAAAAGTTAATATCACACACTTTAAATGATTTAAAAAATTTTCTTTCTCCTCCGACTAAAAACCAAATACTTTCAGCATTTTATAATTTGTATTTATGGGGATTTATACGATTTAAAAATGAAAATAATCAATTGGATACACAAGATTTATTATCTTCTTATGATGAAGATATTAGTAAAAATGATGATAAATCTACTCAAAACACACAACACTATAACATGAATTTTATTCTAAAAGAAGGAAACATAACTGAGTTAGGATTATTAGCTGTTCGTTTCCTCAATATATTAAAATCATCATTATGGAATATTTTGATACTTTTAGCGGGATTTGTATTATATAAAAAAAACAAAATAGACGATATTATTTTGTTGTATTCTATATTAGAATTGAGTGCAACATCTACAGATCCTATATCTTTTATTCTAAATGTTAATTTTAAATCAGGCGCTAAAGCATTAGATTTTAAGAAATATTCTTACAAAAAAGCAAATTATAATATTTATAAAGAACATGCATCTTTAATTCGTTTATTTACATATTTAGAAGATTTAAGTAAAGTAAGCTATCAACCATATGTTAATTTAGATAATATTAAAAACATAAGAGAGCATTTTCTTTCTACAAAAGAATTACTCATGAAAGAAAACTTTATAAAAAATGACAAAATAAAAGACTATTATGATAAATATACACAAAATAATATACTAGATTTTCTATCAGATAAAACAAAATGGAACATGATAGATGTATGTATATTTTATGCACGAAACATTTATTTATCATTACCTAAAAAGTCTACACAATCTATTAAATTAGAAACTGTCAAAACATTGATTCCTTTTCAAAGTAAAATAAGCAATGATTATAATCATGAAAAAAATGAATATGTTGCTGTATTTGAAAATGCAAGTGTAATGATAAAGCCAGATGTAAATGTTAATGATGATAAAAACTCAAACTCACATTTAAACACAAATAAAATTATACAAGCAGAAATCAAAATGATTACAACTTATCCAAAATCAATTTTATAAACTAGGAATAAATTCCCAATTTAAACTTTCACAAATTTTCTTCCAAATTATATCTTGTTGCATTAATTTATCACGACTTTTCAAAAGTCCTACACTAGGAAGAAGATGATCTTTTTCTAATAATTGGAAAAATTTGTGAAGCACGTAAGAATAAGATAAAAAGTTTTTTCTTCCTTTTGGAGAAAATTGCAAAAAAGGACCTTGTACCTGTTTGAACATGTTTCTTATTTTTTCTTCCAACTCAGGCTCTAAATTTGGATTAGAAATACCATTCATACGGAAAATTATATGAGGAACATGTTCGTAATATTTGTTTAATTCCAATTTCTTCAGAATTTGACGTAACTTTAGAGGACATAAAGATGCCATATTTGAAATACGTTGTTTCTTGAATTCCAATAAAATTTTATCGTAAACTTCATCAGGAATTTCTGTTGTTTCTTTTCCTTGAATTTGTGAAATCCATTCATTAAGGTGATTCCCCCTTTTGTAACAAAAATAACTAATCTCTTTTGGAGGATCTTTATAAGAAGGTTTCTCGTGATCGATTATAACATGTTCTATAGCATTACAATCTTGACATAAAACGTATCCATCATTACTCATGAGCGCTACTCTTTTAGAAAAACAATGTGGACAAAAAGATTGAGATTGAATAGGTAAGTCTCTTGATTTTTCTTTATCTACATTGGATAAGTAATTATTGAGAAGTGCTGATTTTGTTATTTTGTTTTTCTCATTTTGTGGTTTTTCTACATGTATATCCGGATTCTCTTCTTTACGAGATTTATTAAAAAAATTAAGAATGCTATTTGGAGTTTTAGGTTCGACTATATTTTCAGAAGTAATATTTCCATTTTCGACTAAATCATAATACTTAAATAAAATATCCGAATTATCTGTTAAATAAGAATCTTCATTGTATTTTTCTTTTAGTCTTTCTAAATCCTTTTTCAATTGAATTTTCTTATCTATTCTTTCTATGTTTTTATCTATATCCTTATCATCGATTAATCCTTCTTTCTTTTTCTTCGAAAATGATTCTATTTCTTTTTCTAATACATGTATATCTTCCGTATATGTATCTATGAGTCGTTTTGTTTCTTCTAAATTAGTCATAAATTGTGCATGCTGCATATCCAGCGTTTTCTTATTCTGGAATTGAGCATTCGTTTTAGTCGATTTAGAAAGTTTTCGAGAATTCATTCAGTATTACGAAGAAACACGACTTCTCCTTAAGTATAATTTTCTTAGAAAATTTTTTAAAAAAATAATAAATCAAAATTATCTTGTTTTTACTTTTTCATTTTTTTCTTTTTTTTCTTTTTTTTCTTTTTCAAAATTTATTTCTATTGTTTGGGGCTCCACGTATAAATCATTGCTGTAAGAACAAACATAGCGATCCAAAGAACTGTCACAATACTTACAACATATGACCAAACAAGACATGATCCAGCCATCATACAATTAATTGTATAAACAGATAAGATAATAGGAATGGTCATTAAAATGAGAGAAAGAAGACGTTGACCAAAGTTATATTTTAGAACATAAGTTTTGTTAGTTTTTTCATCGTAAATAGGATATTCAAATGGAAGAAGAATGACAATTGCCATTAT